TCGACCGATCATGGATCTGGCCAACCGCGCTGCGCGTTATGCCAAGCTCTTCAGCAATCTTGCCTTGCGTCTTTTTAGGCGCTCCTAATCCGTGGTAGCTGGCGACAATATCGCGATCCCGGTCGGCAAGGAATGACAACGCCAGCTGCAGCTGCTCGCAGTATTCCACGGACAACGAATCGTCATAAGGCTGATGATCGTCAACGATCATGTCAACCAATGGCGACCCATCATCCCTGACCAGTTGATCTAGGCTGCTGTGCGGCACATTTCGCATAATGTGCGATTGCAGCTCGTGCTGACTCATCTCCATTCGCTCAGCGCATTCTGCTGTTGACATCGGCCTGCCATGTTGCTGCAGATGCTCACGTTGCATCTTGGCAATCTTGTACGTGGCATCCAGTACATGCTGCGGCACGCGGATCAGGCGCTCCTTGGTATCAATCGCGCGTGTAATCGACTGACGGATCCACCAGTAGCCGTAGGTGGAGAACTTGTAGCCCTTGGTGCCATCGAATAGCTCAACGGCGCGGTTCAAACCGATGGCACCTTCCTGGATCAGGTCCATCAGTTCAAGGCCATTAGACTTGAGCCTGGTCACGTAGTTCTTGGCGATGTGAACTACCAGCCGTAGGTTGCAGTTCATCATGGTTTCACGCGCACGCTGACCGCGTCTGATCGCGCGCATCTCTTCTTTAGTGCGTTCGCCTTCCATGGCTTGCAGTTCAATCATCCGCCGCACCTGGCGGGATAACTGGATCTCCTGCTCACCAGTCAGCAGCGGAAATCGACCGATCTCGGTCAGGTAATCCTTAATGCTGTCAGTGCTCATGGTTCAGGTTGTTGAGAGGCATCTTGATCGCCCAGACTGGCGAGCCATGATTCAAGTGATTCTCTCATGGGCAAGCCTTTCGGCAGCTTGAGAAATCGACGAAGGTCAGCAATGTCGCGCACAAACACGCTGGCACCACCTGAATAGGCGATGAAATACCGGCCGTTGTGATCACGGCTGGTTTCAATGAACTGGTGCTGACTGAGCCGCAAGGCATCACGCTTCATCGGTGTTGTCCCATTCGGGCATCAGCGTGGCGCTGAGGAACTGAGCATCAGGGCACAGCTCCTTGCCACTGGTGATGGCGTGCGCAAGGTCACGGGCCATCAGGTGGAGCGGTGCGGCGTGGCTGAATGCCACGCGGTACAGCTGGAGTGGTTTCACGGCAGCCTCAGCAGCAACGGCAGCAGGCGCACGAAGATCGCCTTGATGCACAGCTCAATCGCTGCGCCGAGGGCGAGCAGCAGGGCGAGGGCGAGCAGGGCGTCAGCCATCGGCGCCCTCCACTACAGGCACCGGCAGCGCCCCGTTGGGGAGCCAGCGTCGTTTGAAGCGCTTATCAAGGGACGAGAGCGGCCTTAGCACCCATCTGCCGGGCTCGCTGTCGTAATCGCCAGTGTCACCCAACGGATAATCGTAAGCGGGCTCTTCGACCCATACTTCGCCATCGTCGTTTACATCCTCCGGGCCAGGCATCCCCTCGCTCACCGGCACCGGCTCGATGGCGGGGCGGCCCCAGCGGGCTAAGACGGCGCGGGCTGTACGCAGATCGTCTTCTGCTCCCATGTCGGCAGCAGCCTGATCGCCATAAAAGTGACGCACTGATGCCAGCAGCTCCTCATTCGTCGGCCCCTGCGGCTCGGGCTGGGCTAGGACGGCGCGGGCGCAGGTAACAAGATCGCACTCATGCCCTTCGTACAGCGAGGTGTGAGCGTGCAGTGCTTCCACCAGCTCAGCGCACAGCGCACGAAAGTCAGTCATTGTTGTTCTCCAGTAGTGGCGGGGCGGCCCCAGCGGGCTAAGACGGCGCGGGCGAAGTCCAACTCTCTTCTGTACTCTTCGACTTGGTAACAAGGTGTTGCTACTCGGTAGATGCGCAACAGCTCCTCATCCGTTGGCCCCTGCGGCTCGGGCTGAGCCAGTAAGTCGCGGGCGCGGTTGAGGCGATCCTCTGTTACCCGCATCGGTCGATCATTGCTCCGCATTTCAAGCAACAGCTCTACGGAATCAGCCAGTTCAGCGCACAGGGCGCGGAAGTTAGTCATTGCCACCCTCCAGCTCGGCGGCGATGGCGAGAAACTTTTCGCGCACAGGATCGCGCTTTTCATACTGAAGCATTCTTCCGTCGGTCCACAAGTCCTCATAGCTGAGAGGCACCACCTGATCAGCAGCAGCTTTCAGGGCGGCGGCAGCAATCTCCCGTGAGTAGCATTCAGGGTTGATTTCGTACTGCATGGCAGCATCCAACACCGCCCTGGCGGCGGGGGAGAGTTCAATCACAGCAGCACCTCACGACAAAGGCCATGACCATGGTCATCAACGCCAGCCAGGGATGATTGCCGATCGCCAGAAAGGCAGTCGCCATCATCAGCAGCCAGATCAAGTAGCCCATCAGAACACGTCCTCCTCAACCTTGACGCGCGGCAGGAACTCAAACCGCTGCACGCTCAGCTCAGGCGGTGGGGTAATCGGATCAGTCATTACCTCACCTGCACAGGCATGACCAAATACAGCTCGTTGTCGTTGCCGTCAGGCTTCATAACAACTGGAGTTGTTGGCCCGTTGGCTTTTATTTCAATAGACTCGCCTTCAAAGTGCTTAAGCGCATCCAGCAAGTATGTGACATTAACCGCCAGGTCTGGCAACGTACCGCCACAAGTAATTGACTCTTGGCCGCTGCTTGCTTCGCATTCTGCCGTGATAGACAAAATGCCAATTGCTTCATCTGCTGTTAGTTTCACGATGTTTGTACCGCCGCTAGAGACAGCGGAGATTCGCTCTAGTGATTGAATCAACCTACGGCGATCAATACTTAAATGATGCTCAAACGTTTTCGGGATCAATTTGTCCACGCCAGGGAATGTTCCGTCTATTGTTCGACTGACAACGATGGTCCCGTCTTCGTCAACAATAGTGACCTGATGCTTGCTGGATAAGATTGAAACCTGCGCTGCATCCATCCTTAGCAGTTGCTGCATTGTTTTTGATGGCAACAGTAGATCTAAGTCGGGAGAATCGCATGGCAGTTTGCGAATAGCAAGTCGGTGTCCATCTGTAGCTTCGAGCCGCAATACCTTGTCATGCACTGTCAGGTGTACACCTGTCAATACTTGCTTGCATTCATCGGCGCTGCAGCAAGTCAAAACTGCCTTAAGCGCATCCGATATGGAAAGTTTTGTGGCAGCACCAGTGTCAACGACTGGCAGGTCTGGAAAGTCATCAGCAGGTGCTGTTGCGATCTTATACGTGCCCGCAGATGTCTTTAGGAATAGAAAGTCGTCTTTGTGTTGAACGCTGATAGCAGCATCCTGGTCAAGTCGGCTGACGATATCAGACAGTAGCTTGTACGGCACTGCTGTTGCGCCTTTTTTATCAACAATGCTTAGCACTCCTGTTGTGATGCCAAGTTCTAAGTTGTACGCAGTGACTGACAAGTTGCTATCGTCAGCCTTAAGCAAGACGCTAGCCAGGATTGGATGATGTGACCTGCCGTTGCCTACGGCGCGACTCACAAGTTTCAGTGCTTGGTTTAAGTCACTTTGTGTTAGTGTCAGTTTCATATTGCAGTGTAGTGCTCAGGATGATTAACCGGATCAAGCACTGGCGGCCTCCGCAAGAATGTTTACGATTGATTGATAGGTTTCTTGGAATGAAGCCACTAACTCAAGCGGAATCGGTTGACCGTCGTCTTGTGCATTATCACGGATGGCGCCAGCGTATGCCAGTGCTTGATCCATTGTTTCATGTAGTCGATTGATAACAGGCGTTTGCTTAGGTGCAATTACAAGCAGGGGCTCTCTCATTGCTGTTCCTCTAGGTTGGCTTTAGCTTTTGCTTTGTGGTATTCAGACACAGCTTGGCAAGCTGCTTCTTGCCTTGTTTTGGCAATAAAGACTGACTCAGCCGTTTTATGCAGCAATTCTTCCAGTGGCCCGCAAATCCCAGTGATTAACTCGTCGCCCCACGTCCATTCATCGTCTGAACTGAAATGGGACTTAGCAAAAGCCATTGCATTAGCAATAGCAATTAAATGATGAGTGATTTTCTTCAGCTCACTGTTGGCTTTTATGTGTTCTTGGTTGAGAACTTCGTAGTCAGTCGTGGTGGCAATCATAATCAAGAATGCCTCAGTTGTTGATGAAAATGAGTTTGCGGTCCATAGACCTGCATGATTTCAGGAAATGCCTGAAGTACACGGCGTCGGTTGTTCGGATCGGCTAAGAGCGTCGCTTCTGACAGTCGCTTGTAAAAGCCACCGCCGTATTCGATTGCCGTTTGAAGTGTCCAGTAAATGTCGTTATTGCTCATGGCTTAAGATTTGTGTTGCAGGCGGGATGATTGTAGTGCGCCAGCGTGGCTTGATCGCGGCCACCGGCATATCCAACGGCGTAGATGGCGAACATTACTACCAGAACAGTGATGCGGTTAATCCAGTGATTGGTGACCATGATTAGAAAAGTTGAGCGAGGGTGTCTGCTGTTACTTGATAATGCTTTTGCATGCCAGGTGCATGCTCGATAAAGCTGCAATCAACAAGTCTTCGCAATGCGGAGGAAACTTGCTGCCGCCACCTGGGGCCGTTTTTGATTACTTCTAGATCTCCTTCCCAGAAATCATCAAAGTAATGATCCATGTAGCCATTGAAGGAAAGAGCCGAAAACGGCTTGACTTGGAATGTGCTGTTAGCACCGATGATTTTTGCAATTTCGTCTGCCCATTGGACGATAGACCTGTATGGCAGTTTCTTCTGAGCTTGATCTTGCGGTTGTGCTGCTGGCGCTTTATTAGATGCTGCCAGCAGTGTTTCTATGGTTGCCGCAGCTTCCCGCAGATATACGGGCATCAGTGACATATCAATAACCACTGATTCTGTTTTTACAGGTGTATACAGCATCTCAAGTGGTTGCTGATTTAGCGGCAGTGCGGTGCCCTTGTATTCGCCGGGGTACTTTTCGTTGTCGCATGGGCTGATTCGGCAAGCTTTTATCAGCGTGTCTTGTGCCACCTTTTCAAACCATTGTTCGCCATCTGGGGTAAATAAAATGCCCCTATACTCTTTGCCGTCATGCAAGAAGCTGCATTTTGCTTGCTGTGTGCCGTTAATAGTAGGATTTTTGCATAAGTACAAAAACTTTGCGGTTAGCTCAGTTGGTAACAATGGAAGTTGCTCAGAAGTCATCAGCCATGTCCTCAAGTGAAGTGATTAGTCCATCAAAGTCCTCGCTAGGCGGCAAGATTGAAGTCAGGGCATCAACTGCATCATCGCCGTAATCTTCTCGCAAAGAGTCAAGGTAGTCTTCGCGTGTTGCAAAACCGTTCTTTTCGTAGATTGTGAGTTCTGCCATGGTTGTGTATGTAGCGGTAGGTGCCAGATTGGGTGCGGCTCTGGCGGGCCGCGTAAGTCAAAGCTGATCCATGATGCCCATCAGCACTTCCTCTAGGTAAGTCTCTACATCGCGCAGCTTGCATAGAGCTGCTTGGCGTTCTGCGTATGCCTGGGAGTATGCGTCAGCCTCTTGTGGGTAGTAGTCACGGCCGTTGCAGGTTGCCTCGCAAAGAGAATCGATGGCAAACTTGACTGCTCTGTATGCGGTTTGGTATTCGCGGCGAAGGTCTTGTCCGCTGGTGCCGTTTAGGTGAATAGTTGGGATAGCGGTCATGATGCAAGCACCTTGCAGACTTGATAGCGGGTGATACCCATGTGACTGGCGATGCGCCGTTGTGACCAGCCGTAGCCGCGTAAGCGGTGTGCGCGCTGACTGGTGGATTCTGTTGCCCATAGCAGCACCAGCAGCGGCAATAACAGCAGGGCTAGTAGCAAGGCGATGGTCGAAGCGGTCATGATTTGTGTAGCGGGGGAGGGCCGGTTGCCTCCGATGTATCAATAGTACATCACCATGCACAGGAAGTACATACCTCAGTTACAAATCTGTAACAAAAAAGCCGGGTTTCCCCGGCTGCGTCCACAAGTTGTTGGTGGTGTTCAGAACGGTGTTTCCAGCGGCTTTGCCTTAGGCGGCAGGCTGAAGTCATTTACCCGCAGCACGATCTTGGCGCCTTTTTCGCCATCCTTGCGGTCGTACTGCTCGACATAACCATCGCCAGTCACGGTTACCTGTGATCCCTTGAAAAGGAAGTCACCGATCACCTGGCAGCGTTTGCCCCATACAGAGCAATCCACCGCTGTCACGATGTCACCGTTCTTGCTTTTGCGATTGCACAGGATGGTGAAGTTTGCAACTTCGTTGTCGCCAACAGTTTTGATTTCAGGGTCGCGGGCAAGATTGCCCACAGCGGTCATGGTCAACATGATTTGATAGCGTTTGGATGTGATGCGTAACCGTCAAGCCTTAACTAGACAGAAACGCATTGATGAACTCGACTTGGCCTTGTGTCTTGATCTCTTTAGACAGTGCTGCCTTTGAGTCAAGATCGTATTGCTTGCGGAATGCTTTAGTTAGCTCCACAATCTTGTCTGGTGTGTTTTGATGCACTTCTGACAGCAGACCAATAACCAGGTTGTACTCCTCCTCAGTGATCGGCATATCTTTAGCACTGATTGCCGCTGGCGTGCTTGCGGAAGGCTCCGCTACAGGCTCCTGCTTTGCCTTAGCGGCTGGCTTTGCTTTGGCTTCTACTGGTGCCGCAGATGGTATTGCTGCAATCGTTGCACCGGCCTCTGCCACTTCTTCCTTTGCCCACAGTTCGTAGCCAAGCGACAACGTAAACGCAGCGCAAGCACAAAGCGCACGGCGGTGTGCATCGGTCAATGCGCGGGCACTGATCTTGTCAAACTGAATGGCATTGTTCCTGTTGTCCATGACAGGAAACGGAAAGTCAGCTGTTGCCTGATCGTCTGGACCTGTGAAGTAACCGACGAGATAGCCAGTACCGTCTGGTGCTTTCCAGATGTGGTCACGATCTGGTGATGGCTTTAGATGAAACTCCCAGCCTGGTGCATGTGTATGCAGGTGGTTTGCAATTCGTGCCCATGCAACATAAGAGGCTGCGTAGCTGCCGGTGCCTTTGCTATGTACGTCATCTTTTGTGATGACACCAGCAAGATTTGGATAGGTCATTTGAGAAGAGGTGTGCATGTAATGATTGCGCCTGGGCGCTCGGTTGCAGAGCAGTAACGCTTGTATGCGTTGACTTCTACAACCTGTGAGTCGTCATCAAATAAGACAGTGGTAAGTGCATCAAGGATGGCGCGCACCAGCTTGTCGATATCACCAATGCTTTTGCTGGTAGCGCGAGCTGGTGATTTGGCCGCTAGCTCTCCCTTGCTGTTGTAATGCGACTTTGGCCGCAAGAAGCGAAATGCGATGCTGACAGACATGGGGGCAGTAGTCTCCCATGACGCTGGTCGATAATGCTGTGCTCCGTAGCGTACATCATGGCGCCAGCTTTTAATGTGCGGGCTTGCTTCAATCATGCGACCATTGCCTAATGATCGCTTGCTGCCTTGCGGTCGGCTGATGCCTTCCACAAAGAACGTTACAGTCACTTTTTCTTGGCATCGGTCACACAAATATAGGTGGTAACTTTTCTTTCAGCAGCGCCTGTGTGTTGCTCTTTTTCTTGTAGTGCCTTAACTGCTGGCGAATAACCCCATGTAGTTCTTGACCGGCGCTCGATCTTTACGGCACCAACAACAGCATTGCCGCTGTCGTCAATGTATTCGTCAAGATCGCCAATTGACCAGGCAACAGAAAGCTGGCTGATCAAATCAGATTTTTCAGCCTCTAGTTCTTTAATGGATGCAGAAATCAATGCGACCCGTTGGGTCATTTCTTGAATGGCTGTCATGATGATTGGCGAATAGTTATTCTTCCGTGTATCCGTAGAACCATGGGCCCTTACCGTATCTTTTGAGCAGCTCTTGGTCTTTTGTTGTACTGCTGCTGGTTTTTGGATCACGGCAAATTGCTTGTGCCTCATCAAGAGATAGGTTGCTAGCAATTCTTATACTGGGTTTGTCAAAGCTATAGCAGAAAACTGCATAAGTCATCTGATTGATTGATTGCGTTTGTGGAAGTCAGCTGTGAGCTTTGCGTCTAGCTTGTAAATTGCATCTGCATATGAGTTGGGTTCTGGCTGCTTGGTGTAGTCGCCATTGCGCAGTGCAATTGACTCGAGGCGGGTAAGACCATACAGCAGGTCTAGCTCGTGTGATGTCAGCTCCATATCAGCGGCCCATCTTTTCTTTAAGTAGCCTGCCGAAGATGTTGCGCTGCTTGGCCAGCTTGCGCTTGGCTTCCATCATCTCTTCAAGACGGCCAGCCGCAAAGTGCTGCTGATAGGCAAGATCGTGTTCTTTGATCAATTGCTTGGCGAAGGCAAGCTGGTCTTCGATTGTGTTGAGGCAGGGCTGAAGTGCCATGAGTTCGTAGCGGTGGGTCAGGGTTGTGCCCTGATGTATCCACTATACACCATGGTGCACAAGGTATGCATTGCCTAGTCGCGTGTTAACACTTTTATTTTTCCGTCATACCAAGGGAAAGCTGTTCAACAACTGCTGGCAACACCATGGTACCCCATTGGTGCGCCATGGCATTTGCAATGCCCTGATAAGTGCGGCTGCGATCTTTCCATCTGTTAGGGCCAGGTGGCATCCGATGTACCTTGGCTTCGCGGCCTTCAACCACCTGCGTCGGCTTCAAGCGTGGCAGGTTCTTGAGCCATAAGCAGGTTGCCTTGGTTTCACCATGACCGAACTGCCACGGCTGGATGATCTGATGGGGGGGGGTAATCGCGCTGCTGATAATGCTGACAGGATTCTCAATGCACCAGCGGTCGATTGGCGCCGCCATCAGCAGCCGCACGAAATCTAGCGCTTCCGCTTGCTCGCGCTGTTTGCGGTGGAAATGCCTGCTGCCGGATACCGCCAAATGCGTGCATGGTGGATGGGCAATCATCAGATCCCAACCGTTGCCGAGCACCTCCTCGACTGGCTGTTGCAAATGCCATTGCGGATCGCCTTCGCATGGCAGCAGATCGCAGCTAAAAGCAAAATGCCCGCAACGCCTAAAGGCATCACGGACACGAGCGCTGTATTCGCAGGCAACAAGAACGCGCAAGGGTCAGAGGGTTGCGGCGTAGGCAGTCATGGCAGCTTGGCGGGCATTGGTGGCGGCGATCATGGCAGCCTGCAGCTTGGTGTACTTGGCAGAAGGCTTGTTGCCGGGCTTGGCTTCGATGGCGTGCAGCGCATAGAAGGCATCCTTGGCAGCTTTCTCGGCGGCTTTGAACTGAAGAACGTTTTGAAGGGTCATGGATGTGTAGCGGTAGGTCAGGAGCTGCCTCCTGATATGACTACTATACACCACAATGCACTGCTATGCACGCGGGTGTTTTACTTCCCGTAATCTTTGCGGGCAACCTTCTTGACTTTTGTGGTGTTCGATCCCTTTGCCCGTTTGCGGCCATCTCGCTCGTACCTAGCGGTTGTCATCGCAACAGCATCTTCATATGCCTGATCGCGACCTGGGGGCTCTGGTATGCCTGCGTCGCGCAATATCTTTGTCCAGTTCATCAGAAAGGCAGCTCAGTCATTATCTTGTGAATTGACAGCTTATCTTCCCATGCAGCAAAACATGCGTCCGGCTCTTCACTGATAACCTTTGCCCTACCAGGACCAATCACAACTGTACAGCATTTGTCAACGCTAATCATTGGCTTGTTGATGTTGAGCCCATGAAGATAGCCGCCAAGCTGAGCAGTGGCTGGCTTTCTAGCATCTACAGCTTTATCGGTTTGCACGGTCTTAAAGTCAAGCAGCACAACCGCACCGTCTGAAGTTTTGATCAAGCCGTCAAATGTGCCCGCTACTTCATGATGCGGAATCACAACGCCAAACTCGGCGGCTATTGTTTTGGCGCCTTCCAGCAACCAGCAACTGCGCAAGGCATCAACCCATGGCTTGTAGTCGCCTTCTTCAGGCTCAAGGCCAAGCAGTAACGCCTCTGCTGCGGTATGCACATAGTTGCCACGTGGCTCCCAAACATGCCGTGTTTCTTCAAAACGCATTCGCTGTTCAGGTGTTGTCGGCTGCGCAATGCGGCTAACGCTGTACCGCAGCCAATTCCCGCGATATCTGTACCGGTGAATGTCGGCGTGAAACTCAAGATCAACCAATGGTGAAAGCATCTGCCTCTGGCCTGTGGTTTCATTGTACACTGGTGTGGCACCCACATGCACAACCATGCCAAGAGTCGTTGTAGACGTCAGTCAAGAAATGCTTAACTGGCTGCAGTCCCAGCAAGGAGACTGGAAGCCAAGGACCGCTGTCCTGCGCGAAATCATTGAGGAAGCAATGGTCGCTAGCGGCTCTCAAGCGACCAAACCTGACCAGCAAAAATAAAAAGCTCGGCAGCGCCTCCACGCATACCGAGCAACCAGCTCAACGCTGAAGCACATGGACTGACACAGTATGCCACGAATTAGGTCAACAGGGTTCTCAATCTGTCCACACGAGATCATGGATCAGATTGCAGAACCAGGCGGCAAGCAGCGCGTATGCGTTTACCTGCTGCTTCATCGCCACGGCAACGGCAGCCCAGATGGCTGCTACGCATCGGTCACAACGCTCTCACATGAACTTGGCAGCAGCCGTAGAGACGTCATGGCGGCCATCCAGTGGCTGATCACCAATGGCTGGGCTACCTACGTCTACGACGACCACTGCAGGCGGCACATCTACCTCAACGTTGATCGCCGCAAGCAGCGCACCACCAGTGCCCAAAAAGGCACCAATACCAAAGAGCCAAAAAGGCACCGTGGTATCCAAAAAGGCACCGGGAGTAATAGTGCCTTTTTAGACACCGACCCTGGTATCCAAAAAGGCACCCAATCAAGATCCCATGAACAAGATCCCTCTATCTCTTCCATAGGTACTAACGTACCTATAGAATCGATAGATGCCGATTTACCTGAAAAAAGGGTCGAAACGAAGACCAAGCCAATGGCACCAGACCTTGAGCCGCACAGGGATCTGGTAACAGCTTTCTGGAAAATCAAGAAAGGCTCCAAGGGGGACATAGCTTGGAAGCTTTTGTGCACAGAGCTGTTAAAGTTTCACCACAACCTCGGTCCATGTGCAGTCGAGGAGCAGCTCACGCTTGCGATCAACGGCAAGTGGGCTGGCATCAGCTACAGCCGTCACCTGCAGTTCAATCCGCACCTCGTTGAAGCCACTGCGGCATCCGCACCACAGTTCGTGATCCGCTAATGGAATTGTTTGACACACGCCTTGCCAATGCCTACATCTGGGCTTGCAGCGAAAAAAAGGACCGCTCGTTTCCGCCAAAGCAAGTGTTTCGCGGCACTCAGGGACCATCGTTTGACAAGCTGGCCATTGACCACAACCAAATCGGTGACTACCCGATTGGTCGCTATGACGAGCTTGGTCGCTACCACACCTACTGCCCGCCACTGCCAAATGTGGCTGGTGGGCTTGGTCGCTATATCATGCACCCACACGCCTACGACGCATACGCAGCAGCCGTTACAGAGGCGCGTCGATGACACTTCAGCCGTTAGGTACCTTCGATGGCATAGGTGATACACTGGCCAGAATGGTTGCCAAAGGCCGTTGCACCATCAACGATCTTGACAATGCAGCGCCAGGATCTCCAGCGACCTACCAGCCACGCAACCTGCTTCGAGATTGGATTTCTGTCAATGCCATCAAATGGCAGCAAATCCAAGACGAGTACAACTTTAAGCCGGAGCCAGCAGTAGAAGCTGGCCCATCACCACGCGACTTTCAGCCAAACGATCTTCCTTTCTGATGCCACGCCTTTTCAACCGCAAAGTCGAAATCCGCTTTGATGACGAGTCCCTTGAAAAAATTGACACCGCTGCAAAGGTCTACGGACTGTCTCGCGCTGAGTTCATACGCTCTACCGCATTGGCTCGCCAGGAGACGCCTAGCAGCGTCTCTAAGGCGCCTCTGACACCTGATCAGTATCTGTCACTGGTTCAGCACGTTTACCGCCTCCTGGGCGGCTCTGTGGGCCGATCAACAGCAGAAATATGCGTTGCGGCAACCTTGCGCAAGCTGTATAACCGATAACAACACGGGTGCATGGTGTAATGCAGCATCGTTTTCAGCTCAGAACAGCCGTTGGTGCGTACGAGTTTTCGTACGACTTAAGCTCGCGCAGCCTTTGCCTTGTGCGTTGGCCAGATGGCCGCTCAGCAATGCGCATTCTTGCCGCTGGTTTGCCAAAAACAATTGAAGATGCCACTATTGCTGCAACAAACCACATAAGGTATATTGAAACCGACTACCAAAGTTGTTAGTGCTATCAATGCTTCCGTTTGACGAGGTATCCACAGATCCCGTTGTCACATCAATAAAGGATCTGAAGCACGATCATAGAAATGCCAGGCGACGGACTGATCGCAGCAGCAAGCTTATTGCTGAATCGCTAAAACGTTATGGGGCCGCTAGGTCAATTGTCATCGACGAAGACAACCGCATCCTTGCAGGCAATGGCACCATCGAAGGTGCAAAGGCCGCTGGTATTAAAAACATTCGTGTCATTGAAACCGATGGCTCTGAAATTATTGCCGTAAGGCGCACTGATCTTTCAGAAGATGACAAAATTGGACTTGCGCTTGCTGATAACCGCACCAGCGATCTTAGCGAATGGGATGGCGCCATGCTGCATCAAATCAGCGAAGAGCATGACATCAGCACATGGTTTGACAAGGAAGAATTAGACGAGCTGTTCGGAATTGAAGAAACAATAGACGAGGACAGCCCTTACACAAACAAAACAACTGCACCAATTTATGAGCCAAGTGGCACGCAATACAAGCCCGAACACCTTTACGATGCAACGAAAACAAATCAGCTTATTGCTGAAATCCAAATCGCTGACATCCCTGATGACATCAAGGTTTTCTTGACCTTAGCGGCACATCGTCACACAGCATTTACCTACAGCAAGATTGCTGATTACTACGCAACCGCACCAAAAGAAATCCAGTCGTTATTTGAAGACTCGGCTCTTGTCATTATTGACTTTGAGCAAGCCATAGAAAACGGCTTTGTGCGCCTTGATGAGCGCGTAGAACAATCTTTTAAACAGGATCATCCCGATGCGTAACGACTTCTGTATCTTTATCTTGTCAAACCGCAGGCCGGATAACATCAAAACCCTTGATACACTTCAAAAGTGTGGCTACACCGGCAAGTGGTTTATCGTCATTGACGATGAAGACCCAACGGCCGAGCAGTACAAAAAACAATTTGGTGACCGCGTACTTGTCTTTTCAAAAGCAAAGGTTGCTGAAATCACAGACTCATGCGATACATCTAAGGATCGCCGTACTCCGTTGTGGGCGCGTAATGCTTGCTGGGATCTAGCCAAGCAGGTCAAGTGCCGGTTCTTCTGTCAACTAGACGATGACTACACCTGGTTCGGTCACAGACGTATGGCCAAAATAAATTCATCACCAAACCCTAAATATGTAAACTGCGTTTCGGAAAGCATTGATATTATCTTTGACGGTACGGTGGAGTTTCTTGAAAATACGCCATCGGTTTCAAGCATTGCCTTCTCACAAGGAGGCGATTACAACACAAGTCCTGAAAAAGCTAAACGGGTATTGCGTAAAGCAATGAACTCATTCTTTTGCGATACGCAGCGCCCTTTCAAATTTATCGGCAAATTCAACGATGATGTCAATACCTACATTGCTCATGGAGCCACTGGGAAGCTCTTTTTTACATACTGTCCTTTCCAGCTCAATCAAGCAAAAACACAGCAAAACGCTGGTGGTATCACGGAGGCTTACAAGGAAAATGGCACCTATGTCAAATCCTTCTACACAGTTATGATCTCGCCATCCTCAACCTGGATCGAACTGATGGGGCACTCCAACCCACGCCTTCACCACACACATGACTGGAATAAAGTATGCCCAAAAATCATTCACGAGAAATATCGACGCCAATAGTCCATATATGCTATACATGATCGACAATTGGTTGCTGGCTGCATAAATGGCTCCTAAACGTGGACCAAAAGCTGAAACCCTTGAACGCGCTGAACGCTTTGCGCGCATCATTGCCAATGGTGGCAGGCGCTCGGATTGCATCCGCTACGCCAGGGAAAACTGGGGGGTAAAAGACGATGCCTGCGATCTTTACCTGCGGCTTGCACGCGAGAAACTGAAAGCTGACTGGGACATCGAGCGCCCGCAAATGGTGGCTGATCTGCTGTCGCAGTGCAGCACCTTGCAGATGGAAGCAAGACGTGCTGGGCAATATCACATCGCATTGGGTGCTATCAATACCGCAGCCAAGCTGGCACAACTCTGCTCATGAGCATCCTGGCTGTAGCGCGTGAAGGGCATGTGCTGCAGCAACTTGGTCAGCACGGTGACGCGGTAGATGTTGCCAAACTGATCGCTCGTATCCAAAGTGACCTGCACCCTGGGCAGCTTGCGTTCGTAGATGACACCGCAACGCAGATCCTTGGTATCAGCGCTGGCTATGGCGCTGGCAAGACCAGGGCACTATGCGCTAAGGCCGTGATGCTGGCGGCAGTCAATCAGGGTTTCATCGGCTGCGTGATGGAGCCGACCGGGCCACTGATCCGGGACATTTGGCAGACGGACTTTGAGGCGTTCCTTGAGGCGTACGACATCCCGTACACATTTCGCGCGTCACCGCTGCCGGAGTACATGCTGCACCTGCCGGGCGGCGATACCAAGATCCTGTGCCGATCCTTTGAGAACTGGTCGCGCATTATCGGTCTGAACCTTGCATGGGTGCTGGCTGATGAGATCGACACCGTGACGCCCAGCATTGCTAACAAGGCATTCCCTAAGATCCTCGGCCGTTTGCGCTCGGGCAATGTGCGGCAGTTTGGCGCGGCATCAACGCCAGAGGGCTTCCGGTGGATGTGGAACACATTCGGCAGCGATGATGCCAAGCAGCGGCCAGACCGGCAGCTAATCAAAATGCGCACGGCGGACAATCCACACCTGCCACCGGACTTCATCGAACGGCTGCAGGCGAACTACGACCCGAGCCTGCTGCGGGCATACCTCGACGGCGAGTTCGTCAACCTGACGACTGGGCAGGTATATGACAGGTTCAATCGGGCAAAGCATGTTGCCGCCACAGTGCCGGACGTCGCCCGCGAGCCAATCCGCGTTGGTATTGACTTCAACGTGGGCAACATGTCTGCCGTGATCGCCGTGCGGCTTGGCAATGGCCTGCTGGTGATTGACGAGATCGCCGGTGCGCATGACACCGACGCATTGGCGCAAGAGATCCGCAGGCGGCACCCGCAGCAGCAGATCTACATCTACCCAGACGCAAGCGGCGGCAGCCGCAGCACCAACGCCAGCCAAACCGACATCCAGATCCTGGAGTCCTACGGCATGTCAAACCAGTCACCACGCAGCAACCCGCCAGTGCGCGATCGGGTATCAGCTGTGCAGGCGCTGCTGGAGAACGGCAAAGGGCAGGTGCGGCTGCAGGTGGCGCAGGGTTGCCGCCGCGTGATCGAATGCCTAGAGCTGCAGTGCTACAGCGACAAGGGCGAACCTGACAAGGATGCAGGGTTCGATCACATGAACGACGCGCTCGGCTACCTGGTGTGGCGTGAGTTCAACCCATTGCACGCCGGTGCTGGCCGCAGCACTGGCATCAGGCTCTACTAGACAGCCCATCAATGACTGAAGCCGTAAACTGATGGCATTCTCAGCGGTTAGCGCTCGTGTATAGCGGTTACAACTTCTATGACCGGCCGCTAGCGCAGCGCACCGTAGCAAAGGTCAACGACCCGAATACGAATTGGTATGCGCAAGAGCCGCACTGGCTGCTGATTGAAGATCTGCTGCAGGGCACCTATGGCATGCGCAAGAAGCATCGCCGCTACTTGCCGCAGGAGCCACGCGAACTGGATGAGTCCTACGACAACCGCCTATCCCGTAGCGTCTGTCCGCCGTACTACATCCGCCTTGAGCGCATGCTGGCGGGCATGCTCACCCGCAAGCCAGTGAGGCTGGATGACACCGCCGACATCATCCGTGAGCAGCTGTTTGATGTAGACCTGCAAGGCAATGACCTCAACGTGTGGACGTATGAAGCCGCCCGTAAGATGGTGCGATATGGCCACATTGGTACGTTGGTAGATGCCCCGTCTGATGGCGGCAGACCCTACTGGGTGACATACACGCCCCGGCAGATCCTTGGCTGGCGCACCGAGACGCAAGAAGGCAAGCAGGTGCTGACCCAGCTGCGGCTGGCGGAAGTGGTCACGGTGCCAGATGGCGAGTTTGGCGAGAAAGCCGTCGAGCAGGTACGTGTGCTGACGCCTGGCGAGTACCGCATCCATCGCAAGGCCGACAGCGGTGAGTTCACCGTCGTTGATGAAGGCCGCACGAGCCTCAATCAGATCCCGTTCACCATTGCCTATGCGCAGCGTCATGGGTTCATGGAATCCCGCCCGCCGCTGGAGGATATCGCAGAGCTGAACCTCAAGACCTATCAGGTGCAGTCGGACCTTGATAACCAACTGCACATCTCAGCCGTACCGATGCTGGCGTTCTACGGGTTCCCGTCAGCAGCCGAAGAGGTATCAGCCGGACCCGGCGAAGCGATCGCATTTCCCGCTGAAGGCCGCGCCGAGTACATCGAGCCAGCCGGTCGCAGCTTTGACGCGCAATTCCGCAGGCTTGAGCAGCTTGCGCTGCAAATCAATGAGCTAGGACTGTCCGCAGTGCTAGGTCAGAAGCTGAGCGCCGAGACAGCTGAGGCAAAGCGCATTGATCGCAGCCAGGGCGATAGCACCATGATGGTGATTGCGCAGAATATGCAGGACATGATCGACAACTGCCTGCAGTTTCATGCGCAGTACCTGGGCAATGCAACTGCTGCCGGTAGCAGCTATGTCAACCGCGACTTCCTTGGCGCACGCCTTGAGCCGCAGGACATCACTGCGCTGCTATCGCTCTACACCGCTGGCACCATCAGCCAGGAAACCCTGCTGCGTGAGCTGGCTGAAGGCGATGTGCTAGGCGATAACTTTGACGTGGACGAAGAGCTGGATGCCACATCCAATGCGGGGCTTGATCTACCGTCTGATGGACAGTGAGCACACCAGAAGCGCTATATCGTAACGTTATCGACCTGAACAGGTACAGCAATAGCGTTGCGCGTCGCATCATTAACGCCTACAACGACATCATCATTGATGCAGTTAATCAACTGCGAACCATTGACGAGCTTGCTGCACCTGTAAAGGCAGCCAGGCTGCGGGCAATCCTTGCGCAGTTAAAGGACAGCCTCGGCACATGGGCAGGGGATGCAACTGAGATTACGGCGGCTGAGCTGCAGGGCATCGCGCAGCTGCAATCCGAGTTCGTGACCGATCAGCTTCGCAAAGCGCTACCGGCTGGCGCACGGGATGTGGTCAACACCGTGGAGATCAGCCCGCAGTTTGCGCAGTCGGTTGTTACCACCGACCCGACACAGATCAACGTAGTGGCGCTGAGTGATGACCTATTCGCTGCAGTGCAAGGCGCCCCGGCCACGTTCAATCTGACCGCTGCGCAGGGCGCCACCATCACTCTGCCTAATGGCGAGGTAGTCACTAAGGCTTTCAGAGGTATCGCTGTTGATCAGGCCGAGCGGTTCAGCCAGGTGGTGCGGCAGGGACTGCTCACTGGTGAGCCGACGCCATCCATTGCCAAGCGGTTGATCGGCAGCCTGCAATTTGGCGAAGAAGCCAAGACCGTTAAGCAGCTCATCGCTGCAGGCGGGCAGGCAACAGCAGTGGCAGACAATCAAGTCATCACCCTGATACGCACCAGCATTAACCAAGTAGCCAACACCGCCAGCCAGCAGGTCTACGAGGCCAATCAAGACATCACGCCGCGCTACAGGTACGTTGCCACGCTCGACACTCGCACCAGCGCGATCTGCCGAGCGCTTGACGGCAAGGAGTTTGAGTACGGCAAAGGCCCGATGCCGCCGCAGCACTTCAACTGCCGCAGCACCACTGTGCCAATCATTGATCCAGACATCCTGCCGCCGTCAACGACAGCTACTCGCGCCAGCAAGGACGGTCAGGTGCCAATCGACACCACATACGGCAAATGGCTTAAAGACAAGATGCCAGGCGAAACCAATGCAGACGTGCTGGCGCGGCAGCAGCAGGCATTAGGCAGCAAGGCACCCTACTTCCGTAGATTGGCGGATAAGTACGGCCCCGATGCCGCCATCGCCAAGCTGGTACGCGATGATGGGTCAGAGTTAACCTTAGAGCAACTCCGCAAACGATATGGACCTGCCTAATCTGCGGCACTTTCGCAACGAGGGACTGTTTACTGTCAGCTCAGATCCTGTTAAAGCATTGGCTGGCGAGGCATGGGTGCCAGCGATTTACACCGACAAAGGATGGGCGACAGCAGACGGCGCTAGCCTGCTGGTAGGCATTGAGGAATGGCGGCATGGCAAAGAAGCCGATCAAGGCGGACAAGAAAGTCGCCAAGGTGATGGGCGAGTTCAAGCAAGGGACACTGCAAAGCGGCAAGCCAGGCCCCGGCAAGGGACCAAAGGTCAAAAGCCGCAAGCAGGCAATGGCCATTGCTCTATCTGAAGCCGGTAAGTCCCGCAAACTCAAAGGTAAAAAGTGATGCCTAAGTACACCGGACCAGCCAAGCCTCAAAAGCCCATGCCCAAGAAGGGGGGCAAGAAGAAATGAAACGCGGCGACCGGGTTAGCTGGAGCTATCAAGGCACGCGCACGTTTGGCGTAATCACCAGCATTGGTGGCGAACGTGCGACCATCTCAACGCAAGGTGGCGGTAGCGTTACCCGTGTCGGCAGCATGGATGATCCGATCGTACGAATCAAATCCGAGTCAACCGGCAACGCGGTCATTAAAAAGCGGTCAGAGTTGAAACCTGCACCACGGCGATGATCACCTATCGCGGCGAGCAGTTTGAGGGTTACAACAAACCCAAGCGGACGCCAGGCCATCCGACCAAATCACATGCGGTACTAGCCAAGGAAGGCGAGACTGTCAAACTGATCCGGTTCGGTCAGCAAGGCGTTAGCGGCAGCTCGCCGCGCAAAAACGAGTCAGCAGCGGACAAGGCCAGAAGGGCATCATTCAAAGCAAGGCACGCTAGCAACATTGCTCGCGGCAAGATGTCTCCGGCATATTGGGCGGACAAGGTGAAGTGGTAACCGCTTCTTGACAATGAATCCAGTCCTTTAGCTCGGCAACGTACCACCGCAGATCCTGAGCTTTAGCCGCATGCCAGCCATTGCCGCTACTGCGGTACAGATGCTCATGGCGATCTACTGCATCAATGCACTGCTTAATCAGCAGATTCCATGGCTCACGGATTGGGGTGTCCCATTCACGCTTTGACACGATCACCACGCGCCATTACGATGCCAGCGTAATTAAGCCTGCGGCTTATCCATGTCTGATGAAACACAAACCCAAGAGCCTGCGGCTGTTGGGGGCGACAACAACGATGCACTGCAACGCAGTGTAGAGGCGCTTGAGCGCAAGAATAAAGAGCTGATCGCTGAGCTACGCGCTGCCAAGAAAGCGCCAGCGTTGCCAGATGGTGTTGATGTCAATGAGCTATTGGAGTTCAAGCGCAACCACGAGCAACAGCAGCTTGAATCACAAGGCAAATATCAAGAAGCGCGACAGGCTCTGGAGCAACAGTTCCGTGAGGCGACGACGGAGAAGGACCAGCGCATCGCAACCCTTGAAGCGCGAGTCCGCGAACTGGAGCTGGTCACACCAGCAGTAACGGCGCTGGCTGACATCGTGCATGACCCCGACATGGTGCTAAAGACCAAGCTGAGCGCCGACCAGATCGAGCGCGATGCTGATGGCACTGTGGTAGTGGTTGACGGCTACCAGCGCACGCCTGTCAGTGAATGGGCGAAGACGCTGCCAGCATGGATGCAAAAGCAACCCAAGCCACAAGGCAGTGGCGCACCAT